GGCACACGAGCACAATACCGGCATGGTTTGATCTGCTCTCAAACGCGGATCGGTGGGCGGTATCGGAGTTCTATTTTGAAAGCCTCGCAAGCGCAATCTATGCGGCGGGCCATTCGTCTACCATCCTCGGTTATGAGCTGATCAGTGAGCCAATTATCAGTAGCGACCCTGCTGCGGAGTGGTATCAAGGGCAGTTCCCTGGCACTGACCTGTACTTCATCCCGTGCATTGCAAGGGGTGTAGCCACCATAGATCAGCCTGACGCTGTACGGGACTGGGTGACACTGCTGGCTACCGCGATCCGCGCCAATGACCCGCGCGCGAATGTGACCATAGGCGTTTTGCCATTTATTACAGGGTCATTTGGGCCTGACAACACGGGTGATTTGCTCGACTTTTTCTCGCCGCACATCTACCCGCCCAATTTCCTGTTGAATCCGGTCACGCTGGCGCAGGCGATAGGGTATGCAGAGGACTGGGCAGAAACCGACATGCCGGTTGTTATTGGCGAATCGTCCAACTGGAGCACGGTAGACAGTGAAAACGTGGCGTTTTTAGACGCGGTGATGCCGATTATTGAGGGCTATATTACGTTTTATTGGGGATACCCCCCGTGGAAGTACACAACACCCCCTGATCCACCGCGTTACCCAGCTACAACAGAAACTGTTAGCGACTCTGTTTATGCGTTCGGCGCTATTGCTTTACAGCTAAGTATTGATTATAGTTTTGACTTTGTAGGAAGTTAAGATGGCTTGGCACACTGGCAAAACTAAACTTGTTTGTGCCTCTCTCGGAGACAGCAATGGCTATGGTAGCGGTGGGTCTGTTCCTCCCGGTGGACAAGTCTTCAACCCTGATCTGGAATGCTATGCTTCTGCCAGTGGACAAGTGCCGTACAGCGAAGCTAACTTAGGGTGGAGGGTGTTAGACCCTAATGGAATAAGCAGGGCTAACGAGCTGATCTCATCTCAAGGTATTGGAGACTTAACGTACATCGGACAGGGGTTGGGTAGTAATGGGAACTCTGCTATGCAGATGGCCAGTACGCTACAACTCAGTACCAGTGCCACTAAAGCTTACTTGTACCAAACTGCGGCTGGAGGAACCACTGCCGACTTCTGGGCTAACTTAGGTGGATGGAGTACATTAGAACGTACTATACCAACTGCTCTATCTACGATCCCCGGCTCTCCTACTTATTTTGATGTTATTTTTATCAGTCTGGGAACAAACGATGTAATACAAGGGGTGACAGCAGCTACCTTCTATAGTAAGTATTCCATCTTACGAGCGAAGATGGTGAGAGCTGGATGGTGGGTGCCGGGAGTGACTCAAGTGGTACTTATGTCCCCTCCATACGCCCCATCACTGATCCCATTCGGATGGCCGGGGTGGCAAGGGCAGAAGATGGCTTCTACGCGGCCTCTGGATTACATAGGAGTGGTTGATCTGAAAGGGGCTGAACTGTCACAAGTGTTCCCCCCAGTACACCCTCTCCCACCCAGTCAGACAGCAATAGGGGAAGAAGCAGCTCAAATGTTACTGGCAGGGCTCCCACTCACTACCAACTGTATTGTTAAGAAAGGGACACTCAAACTAAAGAGTGGAACACGAAGACTCAGAGCCTATTTCAACGGAGCTTAAATGGCATACGACGCAAACTATATAAACGAGTTGGATGAAACTACTCCACTAGGTAGTGAAGCCAAAAGCATGGGTGATAATGCTATCCGTGAGATTAAACGTGTCCTCAAAACCTGCTTTCCTAATGTCACCTCAGACGATATCTACGGTGGGACATTAACACAGCTAGGGTTGGCAGTACTAGGTACGATCCAACGAGATATGATTATACCATGGGCAGGAGACTATACTACTAACCCCGAAGGCCCGTTCGGTTATACTATCTGTGATGGTAGGGCTAGACGCTCGGGTGGTGGATTTGCCCCCGACCTTCGCGGGAAGTTCTTACTTGGTTCTGCCCCTACTCAAAGTATGTTCTGGCCTACAGCAGGGACTGGTAACACGGGTGGTAACACTGAGACTGACATACGACTTGTCTCTGGCGGCACTCTTAAGGCGTTTAGCGTTGATAACACGACATTAACGGCTGCCCAGAGTGGACTTCCCGCCCACACTCACACTGTAACTGTTGAAGTGGACGGGGGAGCTGGTAGTTATTCAGGGGGCAGTGGGGGTGGTCATACCAGCACTGTCTTGACTACAGACTCTAATGCTACGCAGAACGCTTCTTCAGGCCACAACCACGCTTTCACAATTGCACAAGGAGCTGCTGGAGAAACCCTCTCCAACGTACCTCCGTACTATACAGTAATCTATCTGATTAAGGACTAAGCGTGGATAGTTATGAACGCACAGAAGTTGTCCAACCCACAGGTATCGTAGGGGATATCTCTCCGTTTGAGATGCCTGCTCAAGTGTGGAGCAGTGGGGATAATATTAACTTCCGTAGAGGAAGGACTAATGCTAACAAAGCAAGCTCCAACCCATTCAGCTCTCTTGTCCTTGGGGCTAGTCCTACTCTGATCCATTACTTCGAGGATAGTGAAGCTCCTTATTGGCTTGTCTGTGGGAAAACAACTGGCCCTGCGGATAGTAAAGTGTTTAAAGTGAATAGTGCTGGCGCAACAGAAGTAGGGGCTGGGTTTAATGACTCGCGCTCTATCCCGTGGAGCGTAACCCCATTCAATGAATTGCACGTTCTAAACAACCGTAGTGATCATCCTCAGATGCTTAAAGCTCCTTACACTGCGGTTGAAGACTTGGCTAACTGGGCAAGCACATCTCCGTGGGGTGCCTCCTCTCGTTGTGAAGTGATACGGAGTTATAAGAACTACTTGCTGGCGTTGGATTGTTACGACGAAGATTCTAACCGCTACCCTAACATGGTAAGGTGGAGCAGCCCTGCACAGCTCGGTGATCCTCCTGTAAGTTGGGATGCCAGTGTAGTAGGAGAGCAAGCTGGCCTGTATGCCCTCGCTGATTCTCCCGGTAGAGTGATTGATGGGTTAAGTCTGGGTGACTACTTCGTTGTCTACAAGACGGATGCTGTCTGGTTGATGCAGTTTATTGGTGGTGAGTTCACCATGAAGTTCAGGAAGCTCTTTGCCGAAGACACAGGAATACTAGCTAAAAACTGTGTGGTAGAATTCCAAGGTAAGCACTTTGTGCTGGGTTCTTCAGATTGCTATATCCACAATGGTAGTACGAAAGAACACGTTATGGATGGTTGGGTGAAGGATGAATTCTTCAACAACGTCCACACGGACTATATACAAGAGACTAAAGTGGTAGCTGACTACAACAACTCTGAAGTGATTATCTACTACATCTCGAAAGCGAACGTAGAAGCTGTCCCTTATGCTGATAGAGCATTAGTGTGGAACTGGACTACCCAAAGTTGGTCACGTAAAGCGTTGAACCAAGCTAGCTGGATAGCCTCTGGTTTTATCGTTCCAGAAACTCCCGCTGATACTACATGGGATGACGATGATGAAAGCTGGGATAGGGATAATACGTTGTGGGATGAGAACACTACACTGAATGCCAATCTTGAGGGATTGTTAGTTAGTCACTATGTAGATCAAAGCTTCTCTGCTCTGGAGAATGAGAATGGCAGCGATATCTTCTCGCCCACCTCATATGTCCAGAGGATTGGGGTAGACTTCGACAACGACAGACGGTTCAAGATGGTGGAGAGGATAGTCCCTCATATTGATGGGTCACTCCCTGTTACCATTACAGTGTATTGCAGTGATCGGCAAACCATCACACCTACACCTAGTGCTGTGGTAGTGTTTGATCCGAATATAGATGTTGATGTAGATGTCCACGTAGTGGGTAGGTATATTGGTGTGAGGTTTGAATGTGCAGGGGCGTTTACGCTCAACGGGTACACGATTGAATGGAAACCTGTAGGTAGTCTGTAATGGCTCTCCCTCCTATTGAGTATACACCCAACCCTCTCATCCCTTCTGACCCAGAGGGGAAGGAACGCTATCTGACTGAAGAGTTGGAGAAGATTGCATATACAATTACCCAACTGTCGTTTGATGCTGACACCTTTGAGATAGCTGATGGTAGTATCGACGAGAGCAAGCTGACTGGTAGTGTGAACGAAGGACTGGCATTAGGGGCTACAGCCTCCCGCCCCGGACACCAACACAATGCAGACGATATTGTGGGCTTGGAGATGGGGGATGAAGTAGTAGCTCATTCACTGCTGTCACTTCCGGCTCAACTCGCAGCTTTCAAAGGTGAGACTTCGGAAGCGTTATCCACCATCGAGAATGCTGATCTAATAGCAGCCTCTCTCCTCTCTCTTCCTGCTCAAGTAAAGAAGACAGCTAAAGAGTTGGATGATCTGGAGTTGGTTGTCTCTGGGCTAGGGGGTGGTCATGACGCTGTAACAGTGACACAATCGGATGACATTGAGTTAACCCTTAGTGTACAAGACATCACAGCTACACTGACAGACAGTGTTCACGAAGCTCTTGCACTAGGAGCTACAGCTTCCAGACCCGGACACCAACATCCTGAGATTGAAGATACTGCACTGCTAGCAGCGATGATGAGCTTTCATCCCCCTGCTAACCCAGAACCGGAAGCTGACGTAACAGATAGCCCAGAGATCGAGTTCACTCTTGTAGGAGATGATATCTCTGCTTCTCTGGTGGAAGGGTCTATTAGTTCTACGAAGCTAGATGTGGATGTCAACTCTTCTCTAGCATTGGCGAATACAGCCTCAAGGCCGGGGCATGGCCACACTACGTCTGATCTCTCAGACTTTGATGCTGCTGTGTCTAACAACACTTCTGTTGTAGCAGCTCAAGCCCTTGCGTTATCAGCCTTAACCCAGCAAGCGAAGATAGAAGATACCAGCTACGCCGGTAGCCTGCTACACCTCCCTGCACAGACAGCTAGGATTGCTAAAGACCTAGATGTTTTGGAAACTACGGTAGCTGGGCTAGGGGGTGGTCATGTTCCCGTCACTGTAACTGACAGCTCAGAGATTGACTTTACGCTAGTGGGTCAGGACATCACTGCTAGCTTGATTGCTGGTAGTATTGATGAGAGCAAGTTAGACTCTAGCACTAACAACAGTTTGGACATGGTGCGGGCTACGACAAGCCTGTTGCACCTACCAGCAGCTACTCGCCAGATACAGAAAGAAGTGGAAGCGTTAGAAGCGAGAGTGGATGCTCTCCCCGGTGGACATGATGCTGTTACCGTTGTTTCTTCGCCAGAGATTGATCTTGCTCTGTCTGGACAGCAGATAACAGCTACGCTTGTTAGTGGCTCTATTGATGAAACCAAGCTAGATGCTAGTGTCAACTTGTCATTGGATAAGGCTGACAATGCATCACAGCCCGGACACACCCATGTAGCAGCTAATATCACCAACTTCACAACGGCAGTGAATAGCAATGCTAATGTAGCGGCTAACACGGCTGCTCGTCATTCTGCTGTAACTAAAGTTGATACCCCTGAGATAGCTATTACACTGACAGGACAGCAGATAGCTGCCGACTTGCGTACTGGATCAGTTGCAGCGTCTAAACTTGATATCGGAGTTAACAACTCCTTAACTCTGGCTAACAATGCTTCCCAACCGGGACACACCCACACCCAGTCTCAAGTGACCGGGTTGGTAACAGCTCTTGCTGGTAAGGCCCCTTTAAGCCACACGCATACGATAGACAATGTAACTGGACTGAAAGGCGCTCTGGCTAGTAAAGCCCCTCACCTCCATATACATGGAATGGAAGCTACAATAGGGTTGGAAGCAGCCTTAGACAGCAAGAGTAATAACGGGCATCTCCATACCACTCAACAAGTTGCTGGGCTAGAAGACAGGTTGGTAACGCTTGAGACAGCTTCAAGCGATGTTGTTGATATCAGTTATAAGAGTGATATAGGACACATCCACAGCCCTTATGAGATTGCAGGATTGGATGAGGTTGTAGCTTCCAGCCCCTCTATTGTAGATAATGGACTCTTAGCAGCGTTAGCTCTTACACAGCGACCTGTTCCAATTCAAGATGATGTATACCCAAGCTTGCTGCATCTTCCAGCGCAGACACGGAAGATTGTCCAAGAACACGCATTGTTAGTGACGGAAGTTGCTACTTTGCGTGATGAAATGTCTGCACTACACGGCTCCATGCTGCAACTCCTTGCAGCTAATGGCGCATTGAAAGCACGAATTAATGAGGTTGAATTGTTATGCCTATAACTATGAAAGAACTTGTAACAAACGATACAATTGCTGGCTCCACTGCTGGTACTGTGGATACGCTCTACACTGCAACTGGGGTGAGAGCGCATATAACTGCATTCACAGTAGCAAACGTGTCTGCCTCTCCTGTTACGCTTACTGTGTATATACTAGCAAGTGGGGTTGCGGCTACCGCAGCAGGACCTGTAGCCGTGCAAAGTATTCCTGCTTTGGGCACCGCTATTGTCAGTGATGTCCTTGGTCATATCGTCCCTACAGGTGGGACAATCAAAGCATTTACTTCCACCGGAAGCACTGTAGTCGTATCTAACGTCTCAGGTTTTGAAATCACCTAATGAGACAAGCTGGGATTGTAGCCTACAATACCAAGATAGCGAAGCAAACTGTTGTCCTTGGGCCGGAACTGTTACGCAACCCGAATTTTATCGGGGGTATAACAGGCGGTTGGACGAGTGGCGCGGGCTGGTCTTCGGCGGGGTCTATTCTGACCGCTGCGACGGTGGCCACTGCGCTGACGCAAACGGCGTCATCCAGCATCATGGTTGCCGGTAGAACGTACCGGGTGTGCTATCAAATCGTGACACGTACAGCGGGCGATATCCGCTTTCAGTTCACGGGAGGCACGAACGATAACGCCACGGTGCGCGACTCGGTAGGCGTCTGGGAAGAGGACATCACCCTAACCCAGACAATCACCAGTGTCAGGATGATTAACGGAGGCACTGCCTTTAGTGGTACGCTTTGCAACATCTCTGTTCGGGAAGTCTTAGTAGGATGATGCACCGTGTGCTCAGAGATCAGCTCAAGTCTGACTATCAGACTATTCAGGAGCAACTCGCTCGCTACTGTAGGGAGTTCCCTGAATATGATGTTCACCAGATGCTCAAGGAAGTGCTACTAGGTGAATGTATTATGTGGGCTGGGGAGAAGAGCTTTCTGATTGGTACTCCAGTAGACTACCACACCCAGCGTAAGTTCCTTCTGGAATGTGCTGCTGGAGACTTGGATGAAATCCTATCCACCCTCCCTTTGATAGAAGAGGAAGTGGCAATGTGGGGTTTTCCTGTGCTAGAGATATGTGGCAGGCTGGGTTGGGACAAGGTGATGAAAGGTTATGGATTTCACAAGCAGAAAGTAATACTAAGTAAGACTTTAGGAGAGTGTAATGGGCGGTAAGAGTAAACAGAAGCAAACAACCAACTCCACCACCACTGGGTGGAAACCTGTGATGGATCAGTTCCAGAACAATGTCCTTCCTAGTGTCAACCAGTGGGGGAATGACTACCGCGAGGGGCAAGGGTTGTGGACTGGTAGTGCTCTAGGCGCTGAAGACCCTAATGTTCAGCTTGGTCAGAACCAGATGCTTAGAGCTGCTGACCAGTATGGAAGGGACTACCAGAACGTCAACAAGACCTTACAAGGATTCCTTGACTACGACCCTAACAGCTTCCAGAACCAAGCCTCTCGTGCAGCACTAGGGGCTAATGCTCGTGCTCAGTTCGGGGAGGTGATACAACCGGGGATAGAAGATATTGGTACGATGTCTGGACAGTTTGGTGGCAACCAACAGAACCTAGCCTTGGGTGCAGCTACAGCTCCTCTGAGTAGGGCTATTGCTGACAACGAAGTAAGCTTAATGAACGCTGACAGAGATAGAGCGTTTAATGCTATGCTTAATGCTCAGGGTGTTATGTCTGGTTCTTTTGTCCCCGGTCAGGTGTATGAAGGAGTGGGTAATGCTCGTACACAACGTGGGCAAATGGAACAGATGGACACTATTGCTCAGTTTGAAGCTCAACGAAACAACCGTCTTCGGTCTTTAGCTGAAGAGAGTGGACTCTTGTATCCGCTTGCTCAGCTTCAGCAGACCAGTAACAGCACTACCGAAAGCCAGAGTAAGGCTAACCCGTGGCAAACAGCTATGGGGATTGGGACACTGGCTGCTAGTATGTATAGTGGAGGTGGATTGGGTAGCCTAGCTGGGATGTTTAGCAAAGCCCCAGAAGCAGCTAAAGTAACCAGTGGTGGCTTTGATACCTTCGGGGCTGGAGCTATGGGCGGTTGGTAATAAAGTCATAGTGATTTTATATGAATCCGAAGGATAGTATGCACGATAACATCACCGCTTTTGTAGAAGAGTTTAAAGAACTGTTTGGGTACTTCTGGCTAGTCCTGCTTTCTGTGTGGGGTGGTACTGTGAACTATCTAATGCGCATGAAGAAGGATAACAAGCCACTCTTCTCTTTAACAGAGTTGATAGGAGAGTGGGCTATCAGTGGATTTGCTGGGCTGCTGACAGCTTTTGCTTGTGTAGAGATGGGGATGTCGTGGCAGATGACAGCCTTCTTCACTGGCGTGTCTGGGCATCTGGGCGGTAGGGCTATCTATTTAATGGAAGCATATGCACAAGAGAAAGTTAAATTCCTTGTAGGTGGGACGGAGAAAAGAAATGACTAACCCCTTTACCGCAATCCTCGGTAGTCTAGTGCAGCCTGTCACTGATCTTATCAGTGAAGCTATTGTTGATAAGGACAAAGCAGCAGAGATAGCCTACAAAGTAAGTACACTAGCAGCTACACAAGCCCATGAGCAAGTGATGGGGCAACTGGCTGTGAATAAGTCTGAGGCTGAGAGTGGCTCTACGTTTGTGGGTGGATGGCGTCCAGCCGTAGGCTGGGTGTGTGTTGCAGCTCTCGCTCTCAACTTCATTATCACTCCTATGTTCGGGCCAGTTATTGAAGCATATACAGACGTTGTTATGTCACCTCTACAGACTGGAGAAATGATGCCTATACTGCTGGGAATGCTAGGTCTGGGTGGCATGAGGACATTCGAGAAGCATCAGGGAGTGGCTAAGCCTTGATACTACATGGGGAAGCAGCTTGTAAAGCTGTTGAGTACAAAGACCAGATATTCCTCACTCCAGAAGAACGTAGAGTGGTAATGTTGGAAGGTTATTCTACCACAGTGTACCTCGACACCAAAGGGATAGAGACTTCTGGTGTAGGGCAGACGGGTAAGTGGCTGAACACCCCTTTCCGTGAAAGCTTTGACTACCACGTAGAGAGAGTGTGTAAGCGACTCCCCAACTACCACTCCTACCCTGAGTACCTACGCTGTGAGTTGATACAAGCAGAATACCGTGGAGATTTAGGACTTAGCCCCAAGGCAGTGGGGTATCTACGAGATGGTAGGTGGAAGACTGCTGCTGAAGAGTTTCTGAACAACGCTGAGTATAAGAACCCAGCTACCCCTAAGGGGATTAAACGGAGGATGGAAGCCCTCCATTACGCATTAATGTTGAAAGCATCGCAATAAGAGAGGAACTATGGCAACACCTTCGTATACACAGAATCAATTCCGACGAGCCTTTCTTCCAGAAAACCCTCTTGCTGATCGTTATGATCCCCGCATTGGGTTAACTGTTGCGAATAGTCCTGCACGGCTCAATGAAGTTCCTAAAGACATGAGCCTTCTAGGGACAGCTAAGCGGGCTGGAGCTTCGTTAAGCGGGTTGCTCTCTTCTAATAGCAGCTACGGCAATGGCAACCCTGTGCAAGAGAATCTAGCAAATGTAATGGCTAAAGTTACAGGGTTAGAAGGAAGAGAGAACTTACTTCTTGGTGATGGATTGTCGCCAGTTGGTGTGACAGGTGAGCGTAAACCTCTTACTCAAGTACCCGAGCAAGCTGCTAAGTCTGAACCTCAGATCACCCCCAACACTACCCTCGGTGAGTTGGAAGAGATGAAAGTGACAGCTCAACGAAAGCAGATGATGGAGAGGCAGGATGCAATCTCCTCTCGTACACGAGAGCAACTCCTCGCTGAAGGGGCTGATGAGAAGCAACTGGAAGGGTGGGATAAGTTTGCTGACCAGTTTGACCTCACGACAGTGGGGCTAGCCTTGCTTGCCAACAATGATGGTGGGGATGTATTCGCTAACTTAGGGAAGGCTCTGTTGCTTGGGAAAGCTCAGAAGGATCAGTATCGCACTGAAGACTTGGAGCAGGCTAATCTGGATAGAGAATATCTGATGAAAGCCTTCGATACTGAAAGCAAGATTGGTCGTAGAGCGGACGAGACCCGTATTGGTGATGAGAATGTCTCTATCAAAAAAGGTCAGCTTGCTGTCTCTGCGGCTGGAGTTCCTATCGCCCAACAACGCGCTGATGCGGCTACGTTGGCCGCACAAGCTGCTGGTGTTAGAGCGCAAGCTTCTATGCAGATGTCTCCGCAAGATAAGAAGGTGGTGGCTGATGCTGCTACAGCTTGGCTGGCCAACAAAGGGGTGTCTAAGGATACAGCAGCAGCCCTTGGTGTTAACTTCTCCACAGATGCCCAAGAGCTGGCTCAGAAGACCGGCCTTAGCTACGGAGAAGCTATGGATATGATGTTTGAAGACTATCAGATGGATGGGACAATACAACCAACAGGGTTCTTTAGTTTCTCGGACTTTGAATAATGAGTAGAGCTGATGAGATAGCTGCCACCTTGAAGAAGGAGCAGCAAGCTGCTGTCCCAGTGTCAAGGGCAGATCGTCTTGCAGAGAGACTTAAACCTAGAGGTGTACAGGCTCCAGCAATCAGTAGGGCTGAGCGTATCATCCAAGGCGGGCCTCCCGCTGTGTCCCCCTTCACCCCCTATAAGGCCCGTCAGAGCATTTTCTCTGCTGGCATAGACGCAGGGTGGGGGAATGCCCAGCTTGGCTTAGGCGAGCTTGTAGGAGCTGCTGGAAGCCCTGAAGGGGAAGCTTGGCTGAAGAAGATGTCTGATAAGAACCTTGCTGATGCTACAGTGGACAGGGAGGGGTTCTGGGATGATGTTAAGTTTGCTGCTGGACAAGTAGTTCCCTCGGTAGGGGCTGCTATGGTGGGTGCTACCCTCGCTCCTTTCGTAGGGCTTACTTCTACCGTAGGAGCTGGTTTAGCAGGACTCACTATGTCCTTTGGTATGAATGCTGGTGATTTCTTCCAGAAGCAGAAGGCTGAAGACCCCAACTACGAAGTGAAGGGGAGTGACCTGCTGTGGCCTGCTTTACTAGCTGCTCCCGATGTTATTCCCGGTGTAGGTGCTGTCTCCCGTGGAGCTAAACTGTTCAAGCCGCTGGGTGATGCTGTAGCTGACACTGTTATCAGCCAAGCCTCGAAGTTGGGGGTGGGAGCTACGTTGGGGAGGTTTGGCACAGAGGTAGCTAAGACCGCTGCCACGCAGGGTGCTATCGAAGGTGTGCAGGACTTTACGGGTAGTGTTGGTGCTGTGCTGTCCACTGGTGGAGAGCTTACTTCAGAGAAGATAGACAGTTTTGCTAGGGCTGCTGCTTATGAAGCAGCTATTGGTAGTGTCATTGGTGGAGCCTTTGGTGGTGTTATTAGCACCACAGAAGAGCTGGCGCTACGAGAAGCAGAGTACAACGCTAATAGACCCAAACTCGTCTCTACTCCCCTGCAAGGAGCTGATGGACAGATGTCCACTGAGTTCAGAGACTTGGTACTAGTGCCGGGGGCTGTGAAGCAGCCGGGGTTCCTGACCAAGGGAGCAGACATTCTGTTTGGAGCATCTGTTGATCCTCTACGAAGGAAGTTCAAGAACAGCCAGAAGCTCCAAGCCTTACTAGACACTGTTCATGTCAACCGTATTAACAGAGCACCGGGACACCTCACCAACAACGAGAAGGCTCGTGGGTTTGAGGGTGAGATGCTGCAAGCAGCTAAGGTGTTTAATAACGCTTCTCGTCAAGAGAGGGAAGCTGCCTACCAGCGGAAGAGTCAAGGGATCGCTCCTACCAATGATGTAGAGAGGGCGTTGTGGTATGTCTTCAACGAGCAAGTCCCTAAGCTATATGACAAAGTAACTCGCGGGAAAGCTAAGGATATATCCAAAGGGTTGTTTGGTGATCCCACCTACCTCCCTACTAGTGATGCTCTGGACTGGAGTGCTATGTCTAAGAAGTCAGACTTACTGCAATCCGCAGAAGCGGACATGGTAGCTAGGGGTATTGAGCCTGAGAGGATTGTGTCTACACTGGCTAAGCTCAAACAGCAGGTGAAGGACTTTGAAGAGACTGGCGATCACCTGTTCACTGCCAAGACAGAGAACACCAACAAGATGCAGAAGAAGATCGTTGCTGCTATTGAGAAGGCTGCTGGTAAACCTATCACTGCCAAGCGTAAGAAAGCATGGAAGGCTATGCTCTCCAAGCAGTATGAGCAGACTACCAAGCAAGGAGTGTTGACTCTTGATCGCTCTCTGTCTGCGTTGAGTAATGAGTGGATGTACAAGAACTTCCGTAAGGTTGATCCTAAAGACAGCTTCAATGCTCACATACGTCAAGTGTCTGAGCAAGCTGCTATGATAGATGCTTATGGAATAGACAATCGTTTGTTCGACGAAGCGGTACTAGAGATTGTTGCTGAGTTGCATGACACTGATAACCCGTTCACAGCAGCAGACGTTGAACACCTGTATGATGTGTTGCGTACCCAGCAGCGTATCCACTTGAAGCCTCTCCCTAGTGCTACCGTAAGGAAGCTACAGAACAACACAAGGGCTGCACTTAATGTGAAGCTGCTTGGCTTGTCAGCCCTAGTCTCTATCCCAGAGGCTATGACTATCTTTATGAATGCTGGTGGTAAGGCTACGCTTCAAGGGTTGATTCAGACAATGCTGAAGACTGTTAGTCACAAGTCTACAGGGTTGGCTTCTGAGCAGCTTGGCTACACGCTGAACAATGCTGTACGTGGCACTATCAACCGTACTGGAGAAGAGAGCTTCGAGGTGAAAGGGTGGGAGCAGTTGTTCTTCCGGTTCACTGGACTTCCCTACTTGCAGCACTTCCTCACTGTGTGGAGTGCTAGGTCTTTCGATGTACATATCAAAGAAATGCTAGTAGAACTAAGAGATGGAGTGAGTAACCCTGCCCGTCTGAACTACCTGACAAGGAAGCTGGAAGAGGCTGGTCTGAACGTAGAACAAGCTAAGCTGTGGGCTACCAGTGGCTTCTCAGAAGACTCCACCTACTTCAAAGAAAGCTATATCCCTGCCCTGATAGGGCTGACACACGACACTATCGTTGATCCACACCCAGTGGATAAGCCTTTGTGGATGAACGACGAGAGGTTGCTTCTTGTCTCCCAGCTCAAGGGGTTTATGACTGTGTTCACCAACCGTATTATGCGTGGGTGGGTACAGAATGCTAGGGCTGGTAGGATAGAGGGGAAGGTGGCACTGGCAACCAAGGTAGCTCCCTATGTAGCTATGTACTTAGCTGCTCAAGTAGGGATGCAAGCTGTTCGAGAGATTATTAAGAACGGTGACTTAGATGACTGGGATGAGAAGGAGATGAGTGACCGTATCAGGACAGCCTTTGGTTATCTTGGGGCTAATGGGTACTTCATTGATACGATCAATGCTGCTGAGTGGAACAAGGGGCCGATTACAGCTAACCTCGGGCCTGCTCTAGCAACAGGTGAGCGTATAGTTGGTGGCACTATCCGTGCCTTGGAAAGCTCTGACCCTGATAGGATTATTGATAACTTCTTAAAATCTACCATGCCCAATATGCCATTTAGTGACTTGATACTGGAAGCGATGGGTGTTGAATAAGTTCCATCAACTTGCGGAGAATGAAAGTTGAAAGTAAAAGATATGACCCCAGCCACTAAAGCTGCTAGGAAGAAGTACCAAGCTAAGTACAATGCCACTCCCGCCGCTAAGAAGAAGAGGGCAGCAGATAACAAAGCTAGGGCTGACTTAGGGCTGAAGAAAGGTGATCCAAGAGATGCCTCCCGTCAACCAGGAGGTGGCTTCAAAGCTGAGCATCGAAGCGCCAACAGGTCAAGGGGAGGGAAGGTGGGCAATCGTGCTGGGAAAGCCCGTGGAGGGAGGAAGGCTAGTCGCTAGCCTCCAGCTTAGCGTTAGCATCGTGCGCCTTCTCTGCCAAGTCGTAGAAGACTTCAGAGAGCTTTTGAAACTCCTTAATCCCCTTAGCAGAGAACTTCTTAGTCTTCCAGTCTTGGTAGATAGAGAGACTCACTGCCCCATAGCTACCATAGAACTTCACACCAAGCTCTTCGGTATCTTCAATCACCTTCACAGGTGAACTATCTACCATAAATACTTTCTCTTTCATAACCATTCCTCAGTTAAATGCCACATACGCCAGAAGCACAACCAGCCTCTGAATTCTCTTCAAACACCACACCCTTATGCCTCTTTGCCTCTTTGTAAGTACAGGAGGTGAGAGGTTGCCCTCCTCTAGCCCCGTCAGGGTAGGCAGTAAAGCCACGCAAGCGTGGGGCATACTTAGCCAGTATCCTGCTGAAGCTTTCCACTTTATCCTCGTTATTCTCTTCACTTCCCCATGCAGGGAGGTTGATTGTGCTACTGATAGCCATGTCAACATAGTCTTGCACATCTGCCTGAAACGCTATCCTCTTCTCAAAGTTAGTAGTCATGGCGGAAGATGTTTCTATGCTTTCTGGGTCTAAGCCATACTCAGTAATGAGGGCTTCTGCCGTACTGTCTACCACATACTCGTACTTCCACTGCTCCCCACCAACAAGATAACGACGCTTATAAGATACAGCATACAAAGGCTCAATTCCGGTAGTCGTTCCTGCCAAGATGCCAATGGTACCAGTAGGCGCAATAGCGCGATAAGCAACAGGGCGACTAATAGAAAGTTTATCACATAAAGAATTAGCTGCACGTTCACTCTCCTCTCGATATACTTCCATCCACTGCCTCAGCTCAGGATTCATCCCATAGGGATACCCACGCTTTAGCAGCCACTCGTGTATCCCCATCAAACCAAGCCCTAACCTTCGGTTCTTCTTGCGTATAGCGTATACTTTATCGTAAGGTAGATCAGCCGTAATAGTGCCGCAGACGAGAAAACCAGCAGCAAGTCGAACGACCTGTCGAAACTCTTCGATGTTAGAAATAGCCCCAAGGTTAACACTGCCCAAATTGCATACATCGCTATCGTCAGATGATGTAACTTCTGTGCAAGCGTTTCTAAGTGTTTCACTTTCTTGATCTCCAAAGTTGAAGGAGAATCCCGGCTCTCCTGTTTCCATTGCTTGCCTACAGTTCTGTACAAACGTAGGTGGTAGGTGTCCTTGACTGATGTGATCGAGGAACTTGTTGTCGTAGTTTAGGCTGATGTTAGTCTGATCCATTGGTGCAGGGTAGTTGAAGTTGAATCGCTTCGCATCATGCACTGTAACACCTTCTGAGACGAACTGATTCTTCCAGTTCTTCATCAGCATAAACTCTTGTACATCCTTGTGCTGCCAGTTCAGAGAGGCGTAGATCGCACTACGTCTACTACCTCCCTGCATAACATTACGTCCGACTTCGTTAATTGAATGCATGAGAGGTATAGGGCCGGATGCTGTACCTCCGGTGCGCCCAAGGTGACTCCCTCGTGGACGAAAAACGCTGTAATCAATCCCAATACCGCCCCCGCTCATTAAGCAATCAGAAGCCCTGTTAAGGAGTCTCCCCCATTCTTCACGTGTATCCTCCTCTCCTTTTAACAGGAAACAATTGTTGTAAAAGCTAGCCTGCTTACCACCGTAGTAGATGTACCGTCCACCGGGAAGGAACTTAAGCTGCTCCATGTAAGTACGCAGCTCTACTTGCATCTCAGGTGGGAACAGGTTGGTAGTGACATCCCTGACAATATCATCACACTTCTCAGCCCAAGTCTGAGTTGCAGAGTTAGCATACTTGTGACGGAAAATTGATTCCCCGAATTGATTTCTAAAGCTCATAGTGGCCCCCACTTTGCATCTTCTGGATTAAAGACTTCATTGAGAATCCTCTTCTGTCGCCTTGTCAACTTTGTGCTTTTCTTTCCTGTTATACTTTGTTTCTTCGCTATGGGCTTTCGTTCCTCTAGCTTTGGTTCCTTTCCGTGCGGTGCCCACGATGCCCCGAAGGTGCTTCCGTAAATCGTCGTCATTCTTTATCCCTCTCTGGAATTGGCCCAATATTCACCCCCATCTTATCCCTCAATACCCTTGACACGTTACACAGCTTACCTAGAGTGTTCTTAGTGGGATCGTCGATAGCTGCTAGAAGTGCATCGCAATCGTCATCAGAGATGATAATAGACTGCTGTATCCCATTCACACTCTGACGTAGGTATGCTTGCCCACCATCAACCATCGTCCTGCCACATGAACACGCTTGGTAGTCATGTCGATACTTACTAAATATAACATCCCCACAGCTATCGCATTGCTTCTGGTTGGATAGTATCATGCTGCTGGCTCCTTCCAATATGGATTGGCTGCAACTTCTGTCCTCAACCACCCGTCATACACATTAGACTTAGCTAAGTCCCTCATACCATCCCCTTTCTTTCCCGCTCGTAGTCGATACTTAAGGATATTCCCTTTACAATACCCCTTCCATTCTTCGTCTGTCAGTACTTCTCTAATCAAATCCACCACTTCCATATCAGGGAACAACTTGTAATGTTGAGGCTTATTCACTTCATCCATACTTCTTCTCCAGATAAGAGAGGCTCACTGGCATCTCATCAAAGCTGCCATCTTTCACTTCATGTAACACCCACAACCCTCTCCAATGCTGGTTAGTCTGAGGGTTCAGATATGTTTCTTCGTGAGGGCTATATACCCCAACGTGTATCCCTGTCATCCTCCTACCATCTGCTGTTTCAGAGAAGGCTATATCTCGTTGCTGTACATGGCCCATGACACAGGACATATGCTTCTTGGTTAGAAGAGCACGAGCTGAAGTGACTGGCCTACCCATAACACCGGAAGTAAAATAGTGAGAATAAGCGACACCATCAACAACCACCACGCTAAGGAATGGATGAACTTCCCATCCCCACTGTTTGAGGTTGGTGTCATTGTCAAACGACATGAGAGCGTCCAGCATTGCATCATCGTTAATGGCGCGTTCGATTCGCTCTTCATGGTTGCCCCTTGTGAATATAAGGCGCGGTGTCCATACCCTTTTCTTATTAAGCTTCTGCGTAAGCTGTAAACTGCGGATTGGCTCCATGAATAAATCCATAGCACTATTGCCAGCTTCAATGTCTTTAACATACCTTCTCCCCTCGAATGATTTCTTCCCTTTGTCGTAGCTGCTCAAACTCCCCATGTCCCACCAGTCACCAATGCAGATGATAGTGTCAGGTTGCATATCAACAGCATACTTACCTGCCCAAAGCAAGTGATCTATACTCTCTCCGGGTTTCACTTGTGTGTCCGGCAAAATAAGATGTCTAGCCATTATATCTTCCCCTTTCCAAAGAGTTTCTCTAGAGCCATATCTGAGAAGAGGGGCATTTGCGGTTTATCCGAAACATCAGCAGTATAATACACTGGGTGTTTAATAGCCTCCACTTCCTTCTCCAAAGCTTTCACATGATCTAGTAACTCCCTCAGTAACTCTTCAGGTATTACACAAGTCTTCTCTTTTGGTCGGAATCCCGTACCGATGGTTGACTTACCAAAAGTAGCTGCCTCCCTCACTACAGCTTTCCAAACTTCCTCACGAGCTATTATCATATCCTCTGTAGACTTTTTAACAGCAGCTTCCTGCATAGACCCGTACTCTTCTCGGGGAAGATGAAGTGTATCGAATGGAGTTGATGTTGTTATGCTATCTGCCCAAGTATGAATAGAGGGGGGCGATGTAAGGGTATTCGCCTCTTCTACTTTTCTCTTCGGTTTCTTTGGGTTACTCACCCGTGGACCTCCAGTCTTCATGCCACTATCTCCCATACGCGTTTTTTAGTTGTCTCAGTCAGCTTCTTGAAGCGGAACCCAGACAGTTCTTTGTACTTAGCCCGATCTCTCCAGAGGAAGTCCATATGTCGGTACTGAGCATCCATAGCCCTCTTACTCCAGAATATCTCATCAGGAGTTTCGACAATGAATACAGTCCCGCCGTCACTGTTTGTCTGATTGCTCATACTTTATCTCCTTCATCATCTGTTGGTAAGTGGCTATCATTTGCCTGTGTGCTGTTATCTTTGCTTCTATCCACTCTACTGTCACCTCTCCGTTCTTTTTCTCCGAAGATTTTGTCCCAGTTGCTTTTGTAGACTTCTTCATTTGTCTTCCTCCTCCTACTCCCTTTGGACATTAGAATGATTCCTCATACACTTGTAGAACAACATCAATGAATTGTTTACGTGTCAGTTCTTCATCCAGTATCTGTAGTGGTAGTTCTATCTCAAGACAGTCTTCCAACTCCGTCACTAGATCACCCATCATGCTGTCATCCAACTCATCAAAACTGGCTGCATCAAAGTAATCCAGCATACTATCTACAATCTCTTTTACTTGATCCCGTTTAGTCATTTCCGTTCCTCACGTTCCCTCTTGGTTTTAGCTCCGTGACAAGTCTTACAGAGCAGTTGTAAGTTATCTTCCTCGCAGAATAGAAGCTCCACAAAGCGAGGGAGGTCATTGTATGTCTTTAGTGTCCCGGCTGGTATGATATGGTCAACCTCCACGTCCTTATCTGGAAACCACCCAGTGCAATGCTTACACTGGAACTCATAGACGTGTCTACCTTCCACCCCTTCTGGCTTCTTTCTTCTTGCCTTCTTCTTGATAGAGAGTTTTACAGGGTAGCGAGAAGCTGCCTTGCGTAACGCTCCCCTTATAAAGGCAAAGTACCTAGCCTCAGACCAGATACCACCAGCACGGGGTTTGTTGACACGCCTACCCATCAATGCACCGTGGTAGTGAGGTAGGTGTCAGCTACAGCACTTAGCATACTGTCAGTTGCCAACGCTAGCAGGGCGTGTGCGTAAAGGGGATCGAGAGTTGTATGAATCTCCATCCTCCCCTTCTTCAGCTTGATTAGCACATGAGAGGCTTCCCCCTCCTCCTGCTTCCGCTTCGTTGGGAACTGTATAATATTCGACTTGTCTTTTGGCTCTTTCATATAATTCCTCATCAATTTGAAACATCACTGGTTTATCGTCGCTACCCAACTCTCTCACCATCCAGAGGAGTTGAGCATTCTCTAGGATGTACTCCTTCACTGTCTGTTCATCAAGCTCCTCTGCCGCCCCCCATTCTAGGTACATCTGGTAGACTAGCTGTTCAGCTTCATCTACAGTAGATGTAGTGGCTAAGAGTTTCTTAGCTGAAGCCTTCCCCACTCCCGTCTTGCTGATCTTGTACTTCTGTGTTATGTGCCACGGGAGAGACGGCAACCCCTTGATGTTATCCGTTAAGTCCCCTGTCAGCATCTGAAACCAGAAGTGGCGAGTGGCTTGTAAGTCTGAGAGCCAGACCGTTTCTCCAGTCCGTGGGTTGTGATGCCAACCGGGAGTGTTGTTCAAGTCCTTATCACCAGAGGAAAGTATGAGAGTAGCATTCTCCATCTCACCCATACAGTCTACATAGTCCCTGAACAGCAAGATAGATACCATGTCATCAGCTTCCATACCATCACACGGTATAGCATCTTGATGCTCTATCAGATAATTGTAGATAGCATCATAGTGGTCAGGCTTGTCTGACATCTTCCTGTGAGCCTTGTAGCCACGAGTGGTGGCTATGTCCTCACGGAAATTCCCTTTCCCTTTGATGTACACTTTCCGATCATCAGCGTTACACTCTTCTTGTATCCTCTTCAATACAGCCTTCACTGTAGAGAGAGCGTGGGATACTGGCTCCCCTTTAGCTGCAAACCCTGTAGCATAGATGATCTGGTCTGCGTCTATCAAGACAGTTTCAAACTTCATCTCTTTCATGGATTGTCCTTCTTCTGTTAATGGTGGCAGGGCAGGGCGTCACTCCTTGCTAATCCCAACCGGACTCCCGGTGGTTCCTGCCATAAACTTAATCCGCAGTCGCATAGGTAGTCTTCACTACCGTGGCTTTTGCGGCGCGGTATTGCACCACAGAATCATTCGCATGAGCAGCGGCGAGAATTGTGCAATCACTTGCATTGTAATTGTCAGGGTTATTTGCGGCACTTGCCAACGCCGCCAGATAAGCCTTCTGCCAAAACTCAAATTCATCAGGTTTCATGGCTTAGGCTCCTGCGCCGTTTCAACGTCAAAGGCGTTTTTCATAAATCGAGTGGCAGCACGATTGCATACCTCTATCGGGTTAGGTGTTGTTGGCGTCAACTCGTCATACATAGCCATAGCAATATTGCAGTGCCATGTGTGCGCGTAATCCGGGTCAGCCTTGAATGCTGCCGACAAACACTCTACTGCTTCTTTTGGTGTCATTCTCTACTCCTCCCCGCTAGCGGCGGGTGCTGACAATGGTTCCCACAGAGACAATAGGTGCCCCAGTCGAGGGCGTAGATATTCAATGACTGCCGGTTCGTCTGCCCTGCAAACCTCTACAGTTGAGTAGCGATAAAGACCCTTCCGCTGCCCCATAAAAAACACTTTGAGCACTCCGTTGCGATAGTAGTCGTCGCCATTATAGGTAGACTGTTCGTCGCCGTCTTCTTCGTCCCAATCCCACCGAAACACCAGATTGTAATCCATGTCTGATTCGGCTTCTTCAGAAAGGAAATCAACCAAAGATTTATAATGCGAGCCGACTGACTCACGGGCGAAATAGTTACCCTCATTGCAATAGTACAGGTGCTTCGCTTCCCATAAATGTTTCACCTAACCCTCCTCGCCCTTATGGGCTATCACCGCCGCTTTGGCTCGGTCTAACTCGGCTTTCAGCTTCGCAAACGCGCCTGCTGTATAGCCGTATTCAGAGGGTATCCCCTTCTCAAGCCTACGCAGCAGGGTTGCGGGGCCGTAACCGTCGGCGTCACAGTGTGCCTCCCAGTGGGCGGATATTTCCTCTGCCGCAGCAATCATTACCGTTTTCAGGTTCTCGTTTTCTGCCTTTAGCGCAGCGAGGTCGTTTGCCTCCTGCGCTAGTCCATGCAGGTTATCTATCTCGCGCACTAGCGATTGTTGCTCCGCGCTTGTTGATCTGTTCCACACGTCATCGTCGATGCAAGGTTTCGGCTCATCAAAGCCGCCCTTTCCGCACATATGAATATCGTACCCCGGCACACCTAAACACACTGGACAGTCACTCATCACTTCTCCTCGCCCTTATGGGCTATCACCGACATCCCTAATATTCTGCGGGCATCTTTGCTGCGCAATTCTTCCACTTCATCGCACACCTTTCGCGCCAATTCTTTTGTCCTCGCAATCTCCTCGCGGGCAGCGGCGAGGTCTTTGTCACGACGGAGCATCAGCGCACACAGTTGTTCGTAATCGTCCAAATAGAGGGCGATTTGCGTACGGGCAGCGGCGAGTTCGGATTCCAACTCCTCAATCCGACGCACAGCATCATGCAGAACCCTATGCGGCCAAGGGATTTTAGCAGGCGTACCTTTGCAGTAACTCAAAAGCGCCTTTTTTACACAGCCCTCAATTAATGGTTTCATTTCCGTCTGCTCTATCAGCTGTAAAGGATTACTTGACACGTCACTCATTCCCCGCCTCCCAAGTACCTGGCTTCGCGCAGGATGTCAGCAACAATATCGTCGTGATATTCGTCCATATCGGCCTCGTAGATATGAGTGTAACAACCCTCAACTGTGTCCTCGTGACCGGAGTGGTAGCCAAGGTTGTATAGTCTGACCGCCACCTTCTCCAGTGCGGCGACCTTGCCTCGCAGTTCTTCGGCCTCGTAACACCAATCAAGCCACGCGTCCAGATCATAATCGCCTTTCATATCGCGCCTGAATGCTGCGTTTTCTGCCCGCAACGCCGCTATCTCCTCCTGCAACCCAGCAATAACCCCATCCTGCACATTCAGGTTTTCCCACCGCTCGGCAAGGGATGTTTCGAGTGTTGCTATCTCCTCCTGCATGGCGGTGACGAATGGGGGCATATCATCAGCAACAGGTGTATCGCACTTTTTACAATGTCGCTCCATCGAAATACGGCTAACCCATGTGTCAGCTATAGGGCCGTGAATAGGGCAGTACCATTGCTCACTCACACATCACCCCCACGACACACCGCCCTCAGTGCTGCGAGCTGCTGCTGTGCGCCTTCCTCGGTGGATTGGCAGAGTCCGGCTTTAAGCGCGTTGTGTTCAAAAAACAGACCATCCCAACTGTCGCGGCTAACCTTCCCCGAAACAAGCCCGACAAACCAGTATATCGTTTGTAGCGGCGGCTCATCCCGCATCGGCACCGGGAACTCGTGCTTGACACCCTTCGCGTCGATGACGTGGAGCATGGCGGGGCGGCGGCGGTAATCGACAACATCTATCCAGCTTATACGGCCTGTGGCGTCTAGCCATTTCCCATGCTGCGGCGAGTATACTTGCCACCCCCGCCAAGGCTCCTCGTCTTCCTTCGCCCCGGCCTGCAACCACACCAACTCATCTTTGGCGTACTCTATGCGCTCTTTCAAATGCGGTATCATTTCTCCCCCTTGGGCTTCGGCACTGGTTTCTGTTTAAGCGCCATCCTTGGCTAGTTGTGTTTAGAAGATGTCTGATACTACGTCAGTAGCAGAAGGCTTAGTAGCCCCTTTAATCACTGTCGTAGGAGAAGCTGTTCCTTCCACTACGTCTGAGCTTTCATACTTCTTCCTCAAGCCAGTCATAACAGTATGCACCTTCTGTGTATGCTCTATCCAGAATTTGTAGAACTCATCACCTCCTACAGGTAACTCTGCTGTAAGAGCCATATCCATAGCCAGCTTACTAGCATGGCCAAGCTCAACACCCAACGTAGAATACCCCTTACTGCCACCACTGGATGAAGCCGCAGGAGAGAAACTACCCTTCCCTGTGATAGTGAGGTTGTGGATGTACTTCTTCCCCTTATCATCGAAGGAGACAGTATCCCCTTTGCTAGGTTTATTCTCCAGCCATTCGGGGTTGGTGCTATACCACACTTCATTCACCAGCATAGCAAACTTCCCGTATTTGTTGGGGTTGAGTGCCACTTCTACTGTTCCTGTTACCATTGCCATATCTACTTCCTCTTGGTTAATGTTACTTTTCACCCTACACTAATATCATACCATGCAGGGATATGTCTGTCAAGTTTTAATTAGGTAGTCCACTGCTCTTTGTAGAGCTTCCGCAGTATCACCTAACATTCCTATCCCTCTGTTGCAATTGTTACATAATAACCCCCTAACTTTATTAGTTGTATGGCAATGATCTACAGCCAAACTAAGAGACTTGTTAGTTCCGTATAAAGCATACTCTTGTTCTCCGTTACATATTGCACACCTCCCTCCTTGTTTCTTCAATAGACTTTCGTAGTCTTCGATTGTTATATTATATTTATGGAGTAGTTGCGTATTTCTTCTGTTGCGTTGCCATCTTTCAGGGTCTTTTGCGTTATGTACTTTCCTTTTCTTATTATCACAAACTTTACACATACCACGCAGACCATCCTTATTCGCTTTCTGTTTGAAGAAATCGTTTAAGTGTTTAGCTTCTTTACAATCAGTACAAACTTTCATCAGTGCGTGTCTGCCCACGAGTTGCCAATCTTATATGTAGCTGACATAGGGACATTCAATTTTAAATACTCCCCAGCAGCCACAACACTTTCACACCCTATTCGTCCTACTTCATCAGCAATCTCCTCTGCACATTCCCATTGCTCCTCATCATGCATACGGATAAGTCCGTGTGCCTTCTCACTCCCATATAACTTCGTTATACGCCTGTCAGCCATTATCATGGCGTGTTTCATCAGGATACTACCACCACCTTGTAGCTTGGTGTTCAGTAGAGCGTGAGGCTTACGTGTTGTCAGCAACCTACCATCCAGCCCCACCAGACACTTCTTACCTAACCCACGCCACTCTTCTTCTAATTCATTGATAAGGTCAGACAGCCCAGTGTTGTTATCCCAGAACTTATCATACCAGTCTTCTGCCGCATAAAGAGCTACATTCAAACTCTCTGCCAACTTAGGAGGTCTAGCCCCGTAGGTGATAGCATACTTGAATGTCTTAGCATCATCTCTGTTTCTCAGACCTAATCGCTTCCAGTTGAGAGTGTGTATGTCAGTCCCCAGTTTGCTATCCCCTTCGATCAAGGTCTTAGCATAATCAGGATCAAACGGGTGGACATAGTGAGCTTCCATCCTAGCCTCAAGAGCATCAGCATCCCACCCCACTATCTTCATACCATCTCGTGGGATGAACAGCCCTCTAAATTCCTTCCCCATGAAGCTAGTGACACGAGGGACGTTGACAATATTCCTGTGCTTAAACCTAGCTGTTGGTGTTCCACACGTATCTGCATCACTACGGAGAACATGGTAGAGATCGTCTGTAATTTCACAAGTAGGTATCCATCCCGTCTTACCACTCTCCCCCTCCAAAATAGAAAGCTTAGCCCTCACTTGCAGCCAGTCAGCCAGCAAGTTCACCCAGCCCACTCCCATCTTCAGGAGGTTAGGACATGGCTCTTTGGTTGTCCTGTCAGTGAGGCGTGGGCTTGTCTTCTTCCACTTACCGTCTTTGTCCTTGGTCTGGTTCCATTGTGTAGGAACCCAGCCTTGCGATAAGAGGTATTCTTTAATCCTCCCCTGTTCAGCAGGGCGCAGCTTACTGTCGGTTACTAGCGGGTTGATAAGTGGGAGAACGCGCTGCTCACTTCCATTTACTGCGTACCAAACACCACTAAAATTAACTATAGCGAAGTTATACTTAGCGCAGTAGTTGGTAATAGAGACAGTGGGCTCCCCGTTTAACTTGAACTGCTTCTTAGGGGGGTAGTCAAGAGAGGGGACAGGAGCTACTGGTAGTAAAGCCTCCAACATAGCTTCCATACTCAGCTTGGTTGTTATCAGAGCATCACAAACAGCAAGAGCCTTGTTGTAGTCAAACCTAACACCCGTGTCCACCTGACGCTGTATAATCTCCGCTACAGCCTGTTCCACTTTCAAGGGGTGAAGCCAGTGAGCGAAGGGGATACGCTCTTCTGCAATATCGACAAGCTTTTGTGTCACAGCAAGTGTAGTGATGAGGTCTTGCTTCAAGTAGTCTGTCAACTCAGACATAGGTGTCTCGTTGTAGAACTTCCTCTTCCCCTCTTCATCTTTAGGTACTACATCCTTGTGATACTCAGGGTGGTGAGGGAACAGATGCTTAGCTACATTGGCAAGTGAGTAACTTGGAAGCTCAGGCAATACCATCTTAGCCAACAGCATCCCATCAATATGTTGTATGTTAGACTTAAGGAGGAATCCATCCATGTCAATCTTATACAACTCCTTCAACACTTTCCAATCAAACCGCTGCCCATTCCATGTAGCTATAGTCGTATTAGATTCTGTTGAAAGCAGCATAGCGGTCAAACCACCAGCGTTGTAAGCTGTGCAGAACGGCCTGCCTGTCTGGTACAACCCACACACCCTAATGCCGTTTGTATAAGGCATCATTGTTTCTATATCAAATGAATAATCAATCTTCATGCTGTTAACTCCGGTAGTGCTTCTGGGATGGGAGGTAGTGGGGGGTTGTTAATCCTACCTGTAGCAGGGTCATACACCAACCTGTCCACAATACCTGTACGGCTGAACACTCGGTTCTTCAATAGTCTAACTCGTAGCTTGTTGTTGTCTGCTTCCTCCTCGGCTTGTTGGTCACGCTCCAGTCCTATCACAGCGAATGCGTATTGCTCCAGAGCAGCACTGCCGCGTAAGTCTGTTAGCTTAATCTCCCTCCCTTCGGGATGTGCTACACCATCAGCAGCTCGCTTCAGGTGAGCTACTAGCAGGATACCTACACCAGTCTCTACCACCAGAGCAGCTAGCTTGTTCATCAGGATGTCAATAGCCTTCGCCTCCCCAAGCCTAGAGTTCTCAGTACCAGCCAGAGCCACACCTATGTGATCGAGGATGATGAAGTCCACTGTGCGAGAGCGAGCATAACTACTGAGAGTAGTTAACAACGCAGCATTGTCCAGTGTACCACTGTGCTTATAGAAGTATGTACTGCCACCAGCTATCAGCTTATCAAATGAAGGCTGACATTCAGACTTACTTGGTGGCTTGAACCTAAAGGTTGATAAGGGGATATTCATATCCAAGGCTATCAAACTCTTAGCTGTCACCTTAAGCTGATCCTCCAAGGCTATCATAGCCACACCACACCCCTGTTCGATCAGGGACTTGGCTATCTCTCTACTGAAGGTAGTCTTACCTATCCCCGAATCAGCACAGATAGTGACAATCTCCCCTCTACGGATACCGTGTAACGCTCTGTTAAGCCCGTAGAAAGGGATTGGGTATCCCTCCTCCTCTGGCTCAAGGAGTTCATCTAAAGTCAGCTCATCGCCATTCAGGATGCCAAGAGGGACATAGTGCTTAGCGTGTTTCACTGCACTACGAAACTCATTCACCTTACCAGCTATGAGGAAGTCACTAGCATCCTTGCCATGCAGCTTATCCAGCTCCACGATACGGACATTGATGGACTGTGCAAGCCATGCTGCCACCTTCTCACTTGCCACCTTCCCAACCTCATCGTTATCCAGACAGATGAATGCTGTCTTATATCCCTTGATCCAATCCAACTCAGCCATTGTGGTCTTGTCTAGTCCAGCCCCGTTGGGCAGGGATACTACATCACACGTAGCTGGTATACCCATCTCCAGCATTGTCTTAGCTGCTAAGCAATCCTCCTCGCCCTCGGTTATCAGTAGATTACCCACCCCCTTAGCGTTGGGGTTGTGTCCGAATAAGCCACTCACCTTCCCTACGACAGAGAAGGCTACTTTCTTAGGCACTCCCAGCTTACGTTCCTTAAAGCCTACTATTTCCTCCCCGTGGTAGTAGGGGTAGAACACCCTGTCCACCTTCCCTGTTGTTGGGCTACACCCCACCCTCACCCCATACATCTCAGCTACATCTTCGGCTACCTGTCTGTCAGGGTTACTACCGAATGGCAACTCTTCTATCTCGGTTAAGTCCACTACACTCTCCTCTTTGTCATCCAATAGTTTATCCCCAAACCCCTTATAGCCACAAGCATGGCAGTAGGTGTTCCCTTCGGGGAATACTGTAAGGTTATCCCCACTACGATCTCTTCCATTCTCACGACAAGCAGGGCAAGCTGTTTTAGTTATCACACACTTCCCCCCAATGCACCAACCCTTCTGGTGTTATGAATCCAAACAGTATGGATGACTCTGGTGGGGTATCGTAGCCAGAAAAGACACCCCTCGCTAGTTCCGCATAGCGACTCTCAAACCACATAAAATCATCTGCATAGAGAGAGGAAAAAGGGCAGTACTTACCCTTATCATTCTCTAAGTAGATAGCGCGGTCTGACTCGTCTATCCACACTTCGTATCGTTCTTTCATATCAATACCTATCTAAGAAGTCCAGCCCACCCCACTCTCCTGCTGAAAGATACTCATCCTCTGCATACAGGTCAGGGTATACTTCGCTTTCTTCCGTTACACGTTGAACAATAGTAGCATCCTCATCTACATACTCATCATCTGAGATAGCAGCATAGAGAGCTATTGGTAGACACCTGTGACACAGGTCTTCAAACATACCAACATCCTTCCTCCAAGCGGGGTAGAAGCTGCTGTCACAAGCTTTACATCTAGCGTAGTTCTTGTCTTCACTCATAAATAGTTCCTTGTCTGTAGGATATAACAGTGCTATAGAGGGGGGTAGGAAAACAGTTGGTACTAACATTATACCAACTATACCTTGTAGTTGTCAAGCACTTTCGCGTGCTTTGAGGAAAGCTACCAGTTCACTGGCTATAAAATCTTCACTCCAGTCTTGTGAGATGAGGTACTCGAAAGCCTTGCGAGGTGTAGATACCTGACGCTTGAGGTCACGCAGTTCTTCCTCATAGTCCACTGCGGGTGGCATGGGTATTGTCGGGCCACCAGTGAATAAGGTAGTAGTCTTGGGAGCTATCTCCTTGGCCTCATACACATACCCACCCTTACGCTTCGTGCATACAATCGAATGCCGCAACTCATCACGGCAAATACGTGACACATCGTTGATGATGTTATTCACCACCTTGCGGCGTATCTTGGTCTCGTTCTGCATCACCCAATCTTCAATCTCATTGCGGTAGATTGTTATAACGTCCCCTACACGAGCCGCAACCTCGCCATAATTTTCTATTTCAAGCCTATCTTCGATAAACTTCCTAACAGATGACTGAAGCTTACCACCAGTCTTTGATGCATCAACCGCCATCTCAACTAAATCAGTTATAGATATTGACATAATATCCTCCAAAATCAATAAGTTAATGAGAGTAGCTCGCCGGGGCTTACGCCCCGAACACGGCTCGGAAAGTCTCTCGTACATCTGACATCTCAGACTTAGAGCAGAAGTTAATGTAAGCCATTGCTACAGCACTAGGCAACGGCACCCCGCTGTTGAATATCTTACAGATGGTGTCAATCTGGCGAGGAGAGAAGGCTGTGTTAATCTCCCCCTTCTTGAATCCAGAGTGTACCAGCTCACTAAAGCTAGCCAGCTTCTTAACATCACTCTTCTTCATCTTCGGGGAAAGTGCTGCTATCATGTCGGCTTCTTGCTCCTTTGGGAGATAGTCAAACTCCAACAAGATACCCCATGCATTACGGAATGCAGCGTCTTGCACGTTAGACATAGGATACTTATCCATGTCCTCCCCGTCACCCTTAGTGTTATCAGTGGCACACAGCGACCAATACTCATCAGGGGTGATAGCCTTGGTGCCTGCCTCTTTCATCTCAGGCATATACACTTCACCCCGGTCAAGCATACGCTTGTAGATCATGTTAGCCCCACCAGTAGCCCTCGATAACTCGTCAAGTACGACGATAGTAGGGGCAGAGCAGGACAGTGGGATATCCCCCGGCACAAAGTTTGTATCTCCGTCAGTGATGTGAATAGTACCAAACACCTGAGCCTTATCCAGCTCTTGTGTATTATCTACACGAAGGAAGGGACGACCACATACCGCTGCGTAGTATTCAGGGAGTAATGTCTTACCGCACCCTGTCGGGCCTACCATCAGCGTCTTAATACCACTCGTCACTGCAAAGGAGTACCACTCAAACTCCGACTTAGGTGGGATGTACAGCGCCTTCGGGGTAGAGCTGTCATACCCATCAAACTCTGCTACCATGTGATCAGGTACAACAATGGGTGGCCAGAACTTCTCAGAGAAGGGGACAAGCCGCATCTTCTTCCCATCAGCACGAGTGCTCCACGGGGTAGCTTCCAGCTTAGGTGCGGGGAGCAGCTCTTCCACTTCAACCTCTGGCTCTGCTGGTATACACTCAACTGGCGGCACTACCCCACCCTTACGTGAGGCAAGGTATTCCATCAGCTCGTCTGCTACTGATTTAACTTCTGACATAATCATTACTCCTTAAAGATTTTGGTTTTGACAAGGTTGATTAAACATTCTTCGAGCTTGTGTACATCGTTAAGTACAGTGTACTCATGGTAGAAATCCTTAACAGCATCGCTAAGTATCCCTATCCCATATACTTCCATGTTAGGCCATTTCGCAACAGCCTTCACCACCTCCTTCGTATAGGTGTATACATCCCCTTCGTTGTCGGCAGAAGGCTGACCATCAGACAAGACAATCAGTATCTTCCTAGCTTCCTTGCGCTGGATTAGATCAGTTGCTGCCCACATCACTGACTCACCATCAGCATTCTGGTACAACTCCTTTTCGATGCGAGTGTAGTCATCAATGATAGCTTCGGGTGTTCTCCGTTCGTCATACTCCTTCACGACAAAGTGTGAGCATTGCGGGTACCTCTCGGTGAATGCCGCTATCTTCAACGGTATACCCAGCGGACTACAGGCATCGTTGAGTAGGGCAACTGCTGCCCCTGTCACCTCGAACTTATCAGCGTTTTGCATACTACCAGATGCATCAGTGAGAAGGAACAGTGCTGTACCCTTTGGGTTGGTAGCCAACTCCTTACGCTTGAACACATCCTTATTCCCGCTAGGTACACGATACAGATCACGCTTATCCAGCCTACCAGTCAGATGATTGTGGCTAGTACGGGACTGTGTACGTGATTGGAACAGCCTACGAGCCACGCTAGCCAACACCTTACCGCTGTCGTAATAACGTGTTATAAGATTTTTAGTAGTCTTGGTTCCAGCATCCAAGTCCCTTGCACGAACAACACGCATCCCCTCCCACGGAATGTAGTCGTGTCGGTGTTCATGGTCGTAGACAATCTCTACTTGGTAGCCTTCCCCACGCTTATCACTGTGCAGATGACCCATCAAGTCCTTATAGCTCACCTTACCACCGGTAGGCTTACCTTCATCATCGTCTGAACCATCAGACTTACCACTTCCCCCCTCACCTTCGCCTTCCCCCTCTTCACCCTCACCTTCTCCGGGTTGAGTAGCTTTCTCCTCCTCTTCTTCCTTATCGTGGTCAGGTGATTCTTCAAGGAACTCAAGAGCCAGGTCATGTACATCCTGAGCAGTGAGCAGCGTATCAAGCCGCGATTGCAGATGAGAGTAACGGCCCCACTCCACCATCTCGCTGAACTGCAAGGACGGCAAGGCAAGATCAGGTTGGTACTTCTTACGCCAGTCGTAGGCCAATGCTAATGCCTGAGCTACTAGACACATATCCTTATCATCAGTAGGTAGGCCATGTTCCTTGATAGACTCAACGCCCTTCTTACAATAGAAGGCTTGTATACGAGAGAGTGATACATCCCTACCGGGGAATCTACCGCGATGATTCATCTCATTACGTACATCTTCAAACACATTCATCAGCTTACCCAGCAAGCTGTCACACTTGAGCTTGATAGCGTCCATTAACGGCAGCATATCACCAAGCTCTGGGGCATGATGCCCAATCTCGTGATACACCTCACCAAGCCATTTATCTACTAGTTCAGGAGGCCAGAAGGGATTAAGTCTAGGTACAAACACCTCCCCTGATTTCATATCCGTACACGGCTGAGTGCATCCTTCTTCTTGCACCAGCTTGAGCTTGTTAGCCCCTGCTACACGTTGTACTGCTAGGAATAACCCTCTACTATCGTACACCTTTCACCCCCTCCAGCCATTGCTGTATCAGTTGTTGTACAAGTTGTTGCCTGTCAATTGCATACTCTGAACAGTCAGACTTGTGCATTGTCTTTCTCCTTATAACAATGTTATAACAGCCGCCTTTAATCGTCGCTGTTAATGTAACATCCAATGAATGATAGCACAAGTATGCCGCTAGAATACATCGGGTAGTCTATCATCAACCCAAACGCCACGCCAGTGGCCAAGCCATAGAAGATGTTCACTTTCTGACCTCGTTAAGACACGCCTGTACAAACTTCTCCCTATTAAATCTAGGGTTGTCACTTGCATATAAGTCAGCCATCCCAGAAACAATGCTACCAAACACCCTGCAATACGCAGCTTCAACAATTGGAACAGCACCCAATGCTAGGTAATACTCCACTTGAGAGGCTATGAATGCAGCCATCTTTTCATAATCTTTCTTTGTCATTGCCCTTCTCCTCGAATAATTGGCACATCCATGTGCGTAACGGAGTCCTTTCTTACCCAACCAAACGGAACATTACTTCCTTTTCCAACTCAGTGAACCGCTTCATCATAGCGATATACTCACTGATTGGCATAGTAGCAGCACAATCCGGCCCTATTCCTACCAATGCAAGGTTGTATTGATCTAACAATTCCCTTGCAAGCATCTCTTGTATAGACATAACCCACTCCTTCCAATCAATAGAGGTACTTCCCTGCGATTGTAACATATCCGACTTACAGGAAGTACAATACAAACACTTAATCAAGAGTGCTAGCCTCCACTAACACTCTTTGTTAAATGTCTGGTACTCAGACTATCAGGCGCAAAGCCTGCGCAGCTCGCCCAATACTTGGGCATCGACAGTGACAATGCTCTCCAATTCAGGCGCTTCTTCTGCCTTTTCGATAGCATTTTCCGCCTTAGTGACCAGCTTGAGCATCTCCGCCTTCAGGTTAAACCCTGCCCACGGGTTCTGCTTCTTCAGGTCATACCACATCGTGAGCTTGCCCTCCTCCACCTTGACAGCGCCCTTCCCGCTCCAGCCGTCGAACTTTTTAGCACCTTTCGATACCGTCAATCCGCCGAATTGCACAAAGAATTCCACCAATGCCGCCTGATTCAGGCCAACAAGCCCTTCAATCAAGGTGTTAGCCTTGGAATAATCCCCGCACTTTTCAGCATGGATCAGGATAGCCACAGCCGCTACTTGTACAAGGTTTTTAGTCTTGCCGTAGCTAGCAATAGCCGCCTTGATAGAGCCATCAACGTCATTCAATTGCTTTTCTATATATTTCATATACATATCTCCCGTTAGGATACATTGTATAGGGGTCTGGTAGTCTGAAAAGTCAGACTTTCTTGACCAAACACCTATATCATATATCCTCAATGACGTCGCCCTTCACATACTTATGCACAATCGTAGCACCAGCTCAACATCAATGGGAAATCCCCGCCTTCCGACGAGTCCATTTCACCGACATATCACCAATCTATGTACACTTTCTGCACGGATTCTCACTGCACGTCGGGCCGAACTACCCCAACCGCCGCATTATCCATTGAGTGCTGTGACTATCGTGTCAATAGATAGCCTTCCTGCATTTATACGCCAGTAGGTAGCGTTTAAAGATTGTCGCCTTTAGGCGCGATGAAACATCGCTTTAGCTGGCGACTTTGCTTTTCCCTACTAATAGATGACTAGATGCTTTAATAGTCATCACTAGCTTTTGTTACCTTGTCGCGCTTGCTGCGCTTGGCTAGTAACTTGCCTTTCCTTACTAATAGGCGAGTGTCTGTTTTAATAGTCATTGCTAACCTTTTGTGATTAGCGCCGTACTATCTACTCGCCCGAATGCGTTAGAATGCCGCATTCTTACTAATAGGTGACTAGGTGTTTTAATAGTGATAACTAACATAATGCCCGATTACCAGACGCTACTCTAACAGTTACTCTCATAATCCTAGCATGGGGAAGCTTAGCAACGCCCAGGGTAAGTGTATCGTTCAATAGCGGTGAATCTAGCAGGCATAAAAAAGCCCCGACTAGTCGGGGCTATAGATGGGAAGTGTAGGACTAACGGACGGTCTTTCCAGCCGCTATTAAATCAGCGCGTATCTGGTCGCGTGAGCGGCGTGGCTTGCGAGTTGTTTTCTTGATCTTTGTCGGACGGTCGGCGTACACAAGACCGCATTGTTTCATCACAGACAATACGCGACGGTGGGCGCAAGTGTTCAAGTGTTCCCGGTATTTGTCAGCATCCAGCAAATAATCCCCGGCAAACTGTGAGCGCGTAGTAGACGGGGACAGGACAGTGACACGCGCATTATCTTCCACGTATTCTGCAATTACTTCTGGCTTAGCTGGCATCCTGCTATCGTATTGCCAGTGTGCCAAACCTAATACGTTTTCATTGATTTGCTTGTGCCGCTTCCATTCTTCTTTTGAGAGCTTGCGTGGCAGGTAGTCAATGGTACGCATAGCCTTATCATAATCAGCATCCTCGCCACAGTCTGGCGTATACCCTTCTTCCGCTTGTAGTATTGCCAAAACCTCCGGAGATATGCCGCCCGCTAACGCTACCTCAGGGTCAGTGATACGGTTCCAAGGATCAATAGATAACGGCCTACCACGCAGCACCTCCGCTGATTTAATCACCGCTCGCAAGCGCTTGTTTACCAGACGCTGGCTGTTATGCTCTCGTGTCTCTTCTGCTTCCTGATCAAAGGCGCGAGAAGTGTCGCCGCGATACAAGTGTATATTGTGCTGATCTATTGCAATGTGGTGGGCCAATGACGCGCTGCGTTGTGCTTTAGCTTCACGGCTATCATCAACGTGGATTTCATTCAATACGGAATCAATAGGCCCAAACTGTGAATAGTTGGTGTTCATAACAGTATCCTCCAATGCCGCCACCTGAATGGGGCGGATAGGTAGATTATAGTTGCGCTATTTACTGTCTGCAAGCGGGCAATAACAAATAATTGCTTTAATAATACTAACTAACTTTTACTAGGTAGTAGTGAACAACGTGTTGATTACAACACTGGCAGGCAAGCAAGGTGGAGGGCAGGCTTACGTTAACGTAAAGGTAACCTTCACCTCTCGTCACACACTATGCCAATTGTTTTATAGTGCGGGCTATGTTTCAGTAGTAGTCAACACTGGTGTTCATTAGTAAGTCTGAATCTCAGACTTAGCTAGTAGTCAACAGTGGTGTTCACTAGTCGCGGTAGTGATCAACAGTGGTGTCTACAAGGAGCGCCAGCGACACCCCCAGCACCACCTTGAGCGCTGCCTTCGCGGGTGGGTGGTTCCATCCTCTCTCTGCCGGAGAGGGGGTCTTCTGCCCAAGTGGTATGCTTTTTGGTTATAACAGGGGCAAAACTGCACTACGAAGGGGACTACTACCAGAAAATAAAACTGCTGAAATATCAAGGAGTTGGAAGAAAAGAAGAAAATTGTCACTAAATGACTATTGACAAGGTAGGAAACAAAATGGTATAATATTAGTACAGAATGAAACTCTCCGAAGCGTTAGCGAGGTTAGAGTTTCCCAAGAAGCGTGAATCGAAGATTCATGGTGATTGGTACTTCTAGCTTCTTATTCTTCTCTTACAACAGACACCTACTGTAGCTATAGTAGATAGGTAACTGTTGAGATAGTGACAACAGACACTCCCTCCCCAATCCAATGGGGGAGATAACTTAGAGACTCCCTTTGTCTAAAGACATACGTACAATGAAAGCCACATCTTCTATGATTGATCTGGTAGCTCGTACCAGTGGCACCTACTTAGCCCCCAGAGAGGTGCTCAAGAAGATAGAAGTGCTAGCTCCAGAGGCCGTAGACACCCTAGAACACCTGATGAGGAATAGCAAGGCAGACTCCGTAAGGCTGAAAGCTGCTGTCGAAGTGCTGGAACTGGCTGGTGTAACCAAAGAAACCCGTCTCACTATTAAGACAGATGTTAAAGATATGTCTGAGAGGGAGATTAATGACAGACTGAATAACCTGATGGGGGTGGCTACAGCCACTTACATAGAGACTGAATACACAGAGGTAGAGGATGGCGAAGGCATACCCGAAGACGAAGATAGGTGCGAGAGCGAATACAGCGAAACCCCGGCTTAAGGGAGCACCCGCTGATTTAGGCCCAAGAGGTGGTAGTGTAAGCCGTTTAGGCACCAAGTCTATAGCGAAAACCAACGCTTCACCCAACACGAAGGCCATTGTCTCCCGTACAACTGATCCTAAAGGTAGGATGGACAAGGCCCAGAAGAAGGCTGTAGTCTCTAAAACGAAGAGGGCTATGAAAGCCAACCTGAAACCAGTGGCTAAGACAGCAAGCAAGGGGCTTTTGAAAGCGGCTAGCCGTTTCGCTGGCCCAGTTGGGATGGGGTTGTTGGCAGCAGATGCTGTCTCCTCTATCCGCAGTGAGAACAAGAAGGTAAAATCTGTGAAGGGTAGGCCGAAGACTAAAGGACAGATGGGGAGGAAGAAGTAATGGCAGCACTAATTACAAACAGTAGCCCGCTTACAGCGACACAAGCGTTGACATCAACGTGTCAAGTGATCGTTTCTGGGCCGATGGCAGGAAACACCGTTCTTTTGGAGGTGAGTGCCGACTCCCTCGACTATGCCCCTCTGGAGGTGATCTTTGCCCCGTGTTGGCGCTTCTATGACACAAAAACTGGCACCACAATTAGGGCTACAATCCTCGGCGGGAATGCCGGAAGTACAATTGATGTGTCGGTGATCTAATGAGATTGCCGTTTAATTCCACCAACTTCATACAAATACAGGAAGAGAATGAAGAGCTGCACCTACTTGTGAACAAGTTGACAGCTCAGTTGCTAATAGCGAGGGGTGAACTTGATAGTCGAGCCAGCAATCCTGAAGGAACTGTCTCCAGCCGAGAAGGTGGAACTGATAAAGCTTCTGGAAGAGAAAGAGGAAAGAAGGCGGCATAACAAACTCCAGTGGTTCACCCCTTATGAGTGGCAGAGGAAGCTGATCAAGGGGAGTAAGGATGGTAGGCAGTGTCTTGCCATGTGTGCCAACCAGATTGGGAAGAGTACGATAGGGGCTTATATTGTCGCAGTACATATGACCGGCCTCTACCCTGATTGGTGGGATGGTAGGAAGTTCAAGAAACCCCCGTATACATGGGCTGCTGGGGTAAGTAACGATACCACTCGTGACATCATCCAGACAGAGCTATTTGGGCTTGCAGAGGACGAAGAGAGCTGGGGTACAGGGATGGTACCTCGTGACCTGATAGGGGCTAGAACCCGCCGTAGAGGGGCCACAGGCAACTCCTACGACTCTGTAATGGTGCAGTGGCACAACGAGAAGGGGGAACCCAGAGGGCAGAGCAGGATAGGCTTTAAGTCCTACGAGATGGGGGAGGAGAAGTTCTACGGAAGGCCAGTAGACCTTATCTGGCTAGACGAACAGCCCCCCAGCAACATCTACACACAGTGTATTACACGGACAGTGGCCACAGGTGGGGACGTTATTATGACGTTTACACCAGAGCAGGGGATTACACCAGTAGTGCATCAGTTTATGCACGAGAGACAGCCCGGACAGTTTCTACTACAGGCATCTTGGGATGACGCTCCACACCTCACAGAAGAAGTTAAGAACCAGCTCCTTAGTCAATACCCTCCTCACGAGCGAGAGCTTCGTAGCAAGGGTATTCCAGTCTTTGGCTCTGGCCTTGTATTTCCAATCTCTGAAGGAGACATTACATCGGACTACTTTGATATTCCCGCCAACTGGCCCAGAATCGCTGGACTAGACTTTGGATGGGATCACCCCACAGCTCTAGCGTGGATAGCCTATGACCAACAAGCGGATGTGATATACGTATATGATGAATACTCAGAGAGACAGAAAACTCCACTTGAACACGCAGCAGCAATACGATCCAGACCCCCCTTCATCCCGATTGTGTGGCCGAGGGACGGACTTCAAACCGATAAAGGAAGCGGAATATCTCTGGCTCAACATTACAGGGATCAGGGATGCAACCTTCTTCCACTGCCTTTTACTAACCCGCAAACTACGGGAGATACTGCAAAAGGCAACCAAGCTATTGAGCCGGGAATAATGGAGATGTTGCATCGGATGGAGACAGGGAGACTGAAGGTCTTCCCCCACCTGATGAACTGGTTCAAAGAGTTTAGGCAGTACCACCGGAAAGACGGGAAGATCGTTCCAATGAACGACGATGTTATGTCAGCCACCCGCTACGCAGTGATGTCCGTGAAGCAGTGGGGTGTTGCTGGGTATGGCAGTAGTGGGGGTTATGGCTTCCCTGCTAACGAATCCCTACCCATTAGAAACTATTCATCCATATAGGACTTAAATGAAAGCAGACAACCATAAAATAGACGAGGAGTATATTGCCTCTGTCGTGACAAAAGAGCTTAGCTCTGCTGAGTCATGGATGGGCAGTGATCTTGCTTCCGAGCAGGAGAGCAACCTCGACTATTACTATGGCGCTAAGTTCGGGAATGAAGAAGCAGGCTTTAGCCAAGTAGTCACCCGTGACGTAATGGAGACTGTCGAAGGCATCCTACCAGAACTGATGAAGATATTCGCCTCCGGGGATATGGTGGTGGAGTTTGATCCTATCGGCCCTGCTGACGAGGAGCAAGTGGAGATTGAAGGTAAGTATATCAACCACATCTTTATGAACCGTAGTAATGGATATAAAATCCTCTACGATTGGTTTAAAGATGCTCTGCTGATGAAGAATGGCATCATCAAAGTGGACTGGGATAGCTCCACGCAAGTCCAGTTTAGGGACTTCGCTATGCTCACTGAGCAAGAGTACACCATCCTCAAGGACGGAGAGAGTGATGATGAGATGTTCATTGGGGCACAGTATGAAATCGAAAGCTACGAAGAGTATGAAATCGAAGGTGTTAAATACTGGGACTGCCGGGTCAAGATCGAACGCAAGCGTGGACGCCCGGTTATCACCCCCATCCCATCTGAAGAGTTTAGGATTAAAGAGAGGAGTACGTGTCTCCAGAGCACTCCGTTCGTATCTCACGTCACTTCAAAGACTCGTGGTGAGTTGCTGGAAGAAGGGTATGAAGAAGATGTTATTGACGGGGCTTCTTCCTCCTATTTTTCATCTAATGGCGTAGCTGACGCTAGATTCCAGTCCCCAGACGAGAGTGACTGGTCGTATGGTTTCAACCAGAACGAGAGAGAGATACAAGTAGCCTACTCGTGGACTCGTCTCTATTGCCCCGAAGACAAGCGTGTCAAACTTATTTATTCCACCTTGATAGGGAATGAGTGTGTAGAGTGGGAAGAAGTGGACAGAGTGCCGCTAATCTCTCTTAGCCCCATCATGATGCCTCACAAGTTTACAGGGATTGCAGTGGCTGACCTTGTACGGGATGTACAAGAGATCAGAAGCACAGTGTTCAGGCAGATGCTGGACAACTTGGCATTGCAAAACTCTGGACGATATACAGCAGTAGAAGGACAAGTAAACCTTCAAGACTTGATTGACAACCGAATTGGTGGCATTGTACGGCAGAAGATGCCCAACGCTGTAGGTAGGTTGGATACCCCTGACCTGTCCCAGTTCACTATCCCCGTCTTGGATCAACTCGACCTTATCAAAGAGAACCGTACTGGCGTGTCCCGTATGACGGCTGGGTTGGATCAGTCGGCTTTGAGTTCCCATCAAACGGCTGCTGCTGTTAACCAAGTGATGACTGCTGCTCAAGGGAAGATACTACTTATAGCGCGTAACTTCGCTGAGACTGGCGTGAAGGAGTTGTTCATTGAGATGTACAATCTCATCCGTGAGCACCAGACTACACCTGACCTAGTACCTATCTCTGGTCGTTATGCCCTCGTCAATCCCCGTGAGTGGGTTGAGCGTTATGATGTACACGTCACTGTGGGTATTGGCAATGGGAATAAAGACCAGCAACTATTCCATCTGAGTCAAATCAGCCAACTCCTCCAGACGATTGGAGCCTCTCCTTACGGCTATCTGATTGGCCCGGAGAATGTGTTCCACTTGGCTAGTGAGTTTATCAAGAACAGTGGCTACCCCAACCCCACTAAGTTCATCCAGAACCCTGCCACTGTCCAGCCGCCAGAAGATCAGCCCTCACCGGAGCAGATCATAGCTCAGGCAAGAGCACAGGAAGTGGAGATCATGGGGCAAGAGAAGAAAGCCAAGCTTGATCTGGAAGGTGAGAAGTTCCTGTGGCAGAAGAAGATAGATGCTGCGGAAGTGACACTAGAAGATAGCCAGAAGCGTCCGGTAGGTATACAACAAGGGAAATAAATGACAATCATCGAAGAAGGGCAAGCAGCCAGTAAATTACTGGCTAACCCTCTCTTACAAGAGTCTTTAAACATCATTGAATCAGCACTAATTGACCAATGGATGGACACTAAAGACACCCTCGTGCGAGAGGAACTATGGTATACGTTACAAGGAGCTAAACGCTTCAAGACTATACTCGAACAGATCGTTACTAACGGTCAATATGAACTCGCAATGAAGGGGAAATTTGATGGCACATGAAGCAATATTAGGCACCAACCCATTACAGGGTGATAACACTACATCAATTGAATTTGCTGTATCTAGACTTCTCAAAGAGCCTGAGCAATCAGCACCTCTTGTAGAAGAACCGGAAGATACTGCGGAACCACTGGAAGGTGAAGAGCTGGAAGGTGAGGAGCAGGAGGAACTTGCTCCAGACGAGGAAGAAGGTGAGTATGAAGATGAAGAATCTTCTGAAGAGGAAGAGGCACTTGAATACTATGCCATCAAAGTAGATGGTGAAGAGATTGAAGTAAGCCTTGATGAACTTCAGAGTGGATATCAACGTCAGAAAGACTACACAAAGAAGACTCAAGCACTAGCAGAGCAGCGTAAGGAATACGAAGCGAAAGCAGCTAAGCTAGAGCAACTGCAAACTCAATACTTACAACAGGCCCAGCTCGCTAATGAGCTTTTGAACCGGGACTTGAAGAAGTTTGAGGTGGTAGATTGGGAAAGTTTGAAACTAACAGACCCAGTTGGCTACGTGCAGAAGCAGATTGAACTCAACGATGTGAGGCAGAGGCAGCAACAGTTGCAGCAACAAGCCCAGCAAGCGTATGAGTACAATCAACAAGTACAGGCACAGGAGATGAGTCAATATCTGGAACTGCAACGGAAGGAAGCGATGCAGAGATTTCCAGACTGGCGAGACTCCGAAAAGGCTGAAGCACATAAGGCTGCACTGTTCAACTACGGCAAGACCGTTGGTTATACAGACGAGCAAATGGGTGGAGTCAACAATGCTCTGGACTTAGTTGTACTCGACAAGGCTATGAAATATGACGAGATGGTAAAAGCCAAACAAGGGATTACCAAAAAGACCACCACCCCTGCTGTACGCAAGAGGGTGAAGGTGAAAGGGGTAGCTCCTAAAGGTTCTTTACAGGCAAAAGCCAAAGCTCAGATTTATACCGAAAAGAGTGCAGCTCTCCGTAAATCCGGTTCACTAAAAGATGCCGCTTCCCTGATGTGGGAAATGCGGAATAGCAGAGAAATCATAAAACCTAAATAAAAGGAAATTATAATGAGTGCAACAACTACGTTTGATACCTACCGTGCTGTAGGTATTCGTGAAGACTTGGCAGATGTCATCTACAACATCGCGCCTACCGATACCCCGTTCGTAAGCAATATTGGCAGCGGCTCCGCTAAAGGCATTCGACACGAATGGCAGAAAGATACACTGGCTTCTCCGTCTGACTCGAAAGTGGCAGAAGGCGCAAACGCTGTAATCACCCAACTAGACCCCACCGTCCGTCTGTACAACATCTGTCAGATCAACCAGAAGGCACTCACCATCTCTGGCTCTGACTTGGTGGCAGACAACGCTGGTCGTGGTGTTGAAATGGCATACCAAGAAGCTAAAAAAGGCTTGGAACTTCGTCGGGACATCGAATACACTTGTGTAGCCGTAAACCGAATCCCGGCTGCTGGTACTGGTAACTCTGGTGGTTCTCCTACCGCTCGTGGTGCTGCTACGCTGAAAGGCTGGCTGTCATCTAACGTGAATGTATCCGCAACTGGTACTCCGTCTGTTAAGGTGGTTGATCCGGGTGGTGCTTCTTGGGCCGCAATGACCCTTGCTGGTACTGACCGTGCTTTCACCGAAAGTATGCTCACTGGTATCATTGACGAAATCTATCTGGAAGGCGGTAACCCGGATACGATTATGGCTAACACTGTCCAGAAGCGTGTCATCACGAACAGCTTCGTTGGTAGGGCAGATAGCATTGTAGATCAAGACCTGAAAGGCAAGCGCATTGTTAGCGCGGTTGACTTTTACGAATCTGACTACGGTGTGTTGTCTATCGTACCCAACCGTTATATGACTCAGGATAGCGTCTTTGTGCTTGACACGGAAATGTGGGAAATCTCCTACTATCGTCCGTTCATGACCAAGGATTTGGCGGTCACTGGTGATAATGAAAGCAAGCAGATGATTGTTGAGTGGACTCTTACGTCCAAACAAGAAGCAGCTAGCGGTGCTATCTACGACCTGACCTAAGTCGGGCTTCGGGAGGGGGAGTGATCCCCTTCCCACCTTTTTAAAGGAATTACCGTGGATAAGAAATTAGATATTATTAAAGACTTCAGTAACGAGCAGCTTGTATTCAAGACTAGCCAAGACTGCGGGGCTATCTTGAAAGAAGCTAGGGAGCAGAGGAATGATCCTCTCGCTGACTTATCATTTGGCAGAAAGTATGCCTCAGTACCCACAGCGGTGCTGGATGCATGGATACTCCATGAAGGGATTGACTACCGTAAGATTGGTAAAGACCCAGAGATGCGTAAGCGGTTTATGGCCAAACTCAATAGCCGAGAGTGGTGTGGGTTTAGAACACATGAAGGGAAGATATGACATATAGCGAACTCATTAGCGCAGTGAAGGAGTGGAGTCAGAGGAAGAACATCTCTGATAGCACTATCTCGATATTCCTAGAAGCTGCTCTCTCTCGCGCTAACTGGGCTTTGCGTGTCCCTCCGTTAGAAACCTTCTACGAGGCTGAGATTAACGAGGGTGGATACTTTGAGGTTCCCGGTGACTTCCTTGAAATGAAGACTGTTTCATACATCTCTGGAGACACTGCCACCATCCTAGACCGGAAGACAATTAGCGAAGTGGATAGCCTCGCTAACTACAACGATACCAGTGATGGAACTCCTAAGATATTCGGAAGAGCAGGGGAATACTTCCGGCTAGCTCCATGGAGTGGGGAAGTAGGGGAGAGAGTCACCCTTTACTACTACGCAGCACTCCCCCCATTGAATGAAGGAAACCCTACCAACTGGTTTAGTGAGTTTGCTCCTACAGTTTTGATATATGGGGCTTTGTCTGAGTTGTCAGACTATTCCAGAGATACAGAAGGGAGTCAGTTGTGGAAAGCTAGGTTTACAGAAGAAGTGAATATCCTTCAGGCTGTAGAAGACAAGGCACAGTGGACGGGTAGTACCCTCGCAATCACCCCTACGGGTTCAATCATAGGACGTAAATAATGACAGGTTTCTTTGAAGGGAGGGGCAACCCACACACCACTGTAACTCCGCATGAATTGGGTGAGCATCAAGATGTCACAATCACAACTCCAATACAAGGGGATACCCTTCAGTACGAAGAGAGCACTGATACTTGGATCAATCGTCCGTTTGACCCTAGCCTCAGCGGCGGCCACATAGTTGCGGATGAAGGTAGTGCTCTCCCTCAAAGACAAACCCTCGATTTCACAGGAGATGGTGTAACGCTATTAGATAACAGCTCGTTAAACAAAACAGTCATTGAAGTTATAAAAGATGCTGTCACTGATCTGGACGGCATGACGCCCGGCACTGCACCCACCGGCGTGGAGAAGTTCGCCACCACGCAAGGCGGCGACCCGGTGAGCCTGACGGTTCAGCAGATAGCGGGCAACCCTATCAGGGCGCAGCTGGGGCATAGCAAGACGGTAAACAAGAGTTTTTCCAATTTCACGAAACTGTCAAAGACATTCAGCGCGCCTGATGGCTCGGTTGGGGTGGCCTGCGGGCTAGAGCCGTTTCTGTGCTATGGAAGCGGCACAAATTCGGGTGTCTATAATTTACAATCATTCACAAACGTAGCCGCAGCGACGGTATCCGCAGGGACAACTACCACAGGTAGAGGATGCCTTGAGCACCTTGAATACCCGATACTGTATAACCCCGTTTCTTACGATATCGACTACCGCAAAACGATCACGATGGGCGGCCTTCTGCCTACTGGCGGTGAGGGCTACACGCTGCAATGTGGGTTTATCGACAGCGCACCTGAGATAGCCGTTTTAGGTTCTGGCCTTGGCGTGTTTTTTGAGTTTAAAACAGGCGACACCAACTGGCACGCGGTGTGGATAAGTAACGCGTCTGGGGCAGCAAACTACCGCAGGGTAGATACCGGCATCCCGGTGACGATTGCGGGCATTTATACACTCAGGATACTCGTCGTATCACACCCAACAGATAACACCTTGCGGCCCGCTTATTTTTACATTAACGGGGATTTGGTGGCGACCATACCCCGCAACGCCTCTGGTGTGACGGCGATGGCTGTGTCGACGCGCCTGAGCATGGCCGAGGTGATCAAAAAGGCTGCCGGGACAACCGGCGCAAGTATCACCGTAACATATCACTACAGTGAAATTGAGAACGCCGCACCGCTTGTGGGACTAGACGTATGATCCTGTCCGTCGGCGGCTCGCCTGTCACCTACGGCGGTCAAAGGCTGGCTCTCCCCCTGCCGCGCATCACTATAAGCGGCAAGGATTTAGTGCGGAATGGCCAACCGTTCAAGGTATTCGGTGTGCAACCGTCATTCCAAGACTGGATGCGGGAGTATTTCGCGTCGGGCGGGGAGTCAGAGCGCGCCGATATCGTCACTTTTTTAGCCGGTGCCAAGGCTTGCAACGCCAATGTTTTTCGCTTGCACATGGAGCTGTGGGACTTTATCGAGGGCGACGGCATAGCGTCACTAGCCACATTGCCGACGCCGTTTACCAACCTGATGCACTTCCTGAAAACCGCTCGCAAGTACAACATATACGTGCTGCTGGCGGGCAATAATTTTTGGCACACGAGCACAATACCGGCATGGTTTGATCTGCTCTCAAACGCGGATCGGTGGGCGGTATCGGAGTTCTATTTTGAAAGCCTCGCAAGCGCAATCTATGCGGCGGGCCATTC